CCCTGATGGCGTCCTCATGCGCCTTCACGGTCGCAATAGCGGCAGCCGTTTCCGTCGTCAGGCCCATCTGCGCAGCCTGGTAGGCCATCAGTTGCGACCGGCTCATGCCAATGGTGGCGGCCTGCTCCCGGAATCTCTCGATTAGCGCCTGCTGACCGAGCGTAAGCTGGTCCGTTGCGCTCCCCAGCGCGACGTTCGCTTGTGCGGCCATCTTTGCTTGCTCAGCCTGGGCCTGCATGATCTTAGCCGTATCGGCCATCTGACCATTGCTCACCTTGACCTTCTGGTCAACGCGCGTGGCCGACTCACCAAAAGCGTCGAGCGCCTTGGTGCCATCGACAATCGGGCGCGAATCGAGCGAAAGACCCAGCGATGCGATATCAGTCATGGAGCGCCCAATAAAAAGGCCCGCCATTAGCGAGCCCTGAAAATAAAAAAGCCCGCCGGAGCGAGCTTGTGATTCGATGCCTATCTGTTACTTCGGCGGGTCGTCGTAGTTCACGTCCTTGATGCAACGCGCTTCCCAGTTGCTTTCAACGAAAGACGAATCATCGCCCTCGATGCCCACCTGGTCACGCGCGGAGATAAATCGGCGGAAGCCAACATATCCGCCCATCTGGTTCTTGGCGTTGACTTCACCGCACACCGCCTTGCCCTTCGGGGAAACGAACACTTTGCGGAACCGGGCCGACTCGGGGTCGTTCAGCATCCCGGTGATCCGGGCCTGGGTCGCCGCCACCATCTTTTCTTTCAGTGCCGCCAGCACCTCGGCATCAGATGGCGCCTTTTGTCCTGCAAATGCCGGGGCAGCGCCGAGAACTAGCCCGATGAACATGATCCGTTTCATACCGCCCCCGTTTATTGTGGAACGGCAATATTACACCACAGCCAGAACCGCGAGCAGGTCCCGATCAAGGCCAGGCATTATTTCGACGGCTTGTTCTGATGGTAGACATAAAGCGCGTCGAGTCGGTCGATTACGGATTCCTCGAATGCGTCAAATGGGGCGCGATGGCGCGCCTGCCAAGCCAATATCTCGGCGCTGGAAAGCGGATTAACACCCATCCCGCCCTGCCGCTTACGGCTTAGGCGGAGAAACCATCCCCAGATGTATTCGAGTTCAGCCGGCAGCCGGGACTCGGCAGATTCTTCAGCCCTGAAGAGTGGGTGGCGTCTTGCTGCATCCAGGTGGTCACCTTTGGCGTTGCCGTCGCCTGCCGCGGACGCGCGATCGAACTGATGATCGGCGTACGCGAGCAGCCCGGTGACTAGACTTTCAAAAAATCGGCATCCTTCTCCAGCGCGGCCATCACGCGATCCTGCCAAGTCGGGAATTTCTCGAACGCAGCCTTGGTTTGGTCCTTGTTCAGGCTAACCGGCGCGCCGCCGCTGGTGAAGCCGTAGGACTCGACAGTGACGGCCAGTGCCAAGCGGTCCTGGTTGCTGTCGATCAGGTCGACCAGTTGCGCCGAGCCCTCGTCGGTCGATGCGTCGATGGCGGTCTTGCGCTTGGCGGAGCGTTGCATGCCTTCTGCGCGGATTGCATGGCTCTCGCCTTGGTATTCGGGGCTGTTCTTGCCGACGATGCGGAAGCCTGCAACGCCGTCGCCGTCGTCGTTAAACATGACCGGCACGTCGACGGTGACACGCTTGCCTGCGGTAGCGAGGATCGAGTCGAAATCGACACCGGCTTGGATTGCTTGCGCTGCGTTCATGGTTTTGATCCTTCTATTTTGGAGTGGGAATAAAAAAGGCCCGGCGCGAACCGGGCCAAAAGCGCAGGGCAAGGAGCCCTGATCGGTTGCTACGGAATCACAGAGTCGTGTCCTGCACGCTCAACGTGGTGTTCTCGTACTGCGCGTCCGGGCCTTTGTAGCGAAGTATGTCAAATTGGCACGTGACAATCTTGTTCTTCTCGCCGTCATCCACCTTGGCCGAGGTGATCTTGATCCGGCCTGCCGAGAGCGCCAGGACATTCGCCAGCGGGGAGGCGCTGTCGGCCAGTGCGTAGGCCAGCGGTACTTCGGTTTCCGTCTTGAAGTAGTCGAGGTAGGTCGAGTCTTGCATCAGCACCGTGAACTGGCCCGAACCCACCACCTTGCCGCGCGATGCAGCAGTGGCGTACTTGGAGCCAATGACCGGGTCGATCTTCACTTGTCCATCGACCGACAGCGACATGCCGGTACAGATTTGCGACGGGATACCGTTGACCGACAGCAGTGCGGTGGCGCCGGAGAACTTGCCGGTTGCCGGAGTTGCTGCCGGCGAGGCGAAATAGGCCGAAGGAGTCGTCGGCCCCTCATTCTTGCCCATGAGGTTGAAATTCAGGGTCGTCATGCCGTTGGGCTGGGCCGAGAAGTCCATTTTGCTGACGAGCTGGTCAATGAAGCATCGGTTGACCGAAATTTTCGGCTCTTGCACTTCGGCCGTGAACCAGTCGGTCGTGTGCCCGGTCAGCGGCGTGAAGGTGCGCTTTCCCGTGGCAGTCACAGTGACGGTGTCGCCGGCCGTCTTCGCGATCATCGCCGAGCCATCCATGAACTGCCCGTTCAGGTTGGTCGCGGTGACCGAGGTCACGAAGAAATTGCGCGCGTTATTCGCGGTGGCAGGCGCAGTAAAGCCAGTGATCCGCGCGACGCTGCCAGCATCAAAGCCATCGGTCAGCCATGAGCCAGCAGAACGCGTCAGGCCGCCAGTGGTTGCAGCGATGGTGATCTGTCCGGTGGTGACGCCGGCTGCGGTGAAGTCGCGGCGCAGCAGCGCGGCCATCAGCAGCGAGTAGGTGCCACACGACGCTTCGCCGTTGATCGCGCCGGAGGTGCGGAAGTTGCCCAGGCGGGTGTCGCCCTGCTGCTGGCTCGGGTCGATCTCGTTGCTCGAGTATTTATCGGCCTCCGTGTCGAACGTGGCTGTGATGCGCGGGTGCAGCTGGCCGGTGCCTGCGCCTGCCTTGGTGCCTTCTGCAGTCTGTTTTGCGAGGACGACGAGCGAGTCGATGCCGTTAGCGGTAGCTGCCATGAGTGATTACCTTTCTTCGGTCAAAAAAAAGACCGCCGAGGCGATCTGTTAGGGGGATTGCTTATTTCTGAATGTCAGCGAACCATCGCACTCGAATCACTTGTCGCCATCGCCCGTCAACAACTTCGCCGCCGCCAAATGCGGGGGTCTTTTCGATCTGGACCGTGGTTCCGCCAAACGTAAATGACGCGCCGCGCTTGAACTGATCGCGGATCATTTCCGCCCGAGTCGATGCAGCCAAGGTGCCGACTCCGGCTGGGTACATCAGGTTGACCTGAAAAATCCCATTCTCTTGGTAGTAGCCGTCGCCCATAGTGGAATTGCGCGGGTCAGCCGCCAACAGATAGGCCTCTTGATAGGGCGTCCCGGTGACTGGCGTATAAGATTCACCCTCGTGCACGGTTTTGATTGCCGGCGTCATCGCGTCGAGCGCGTTTTCGAGCGCGTTTCGGATATCTGGGATGCTCATAGTTTGTACGTGTCCCAACCTTGGGCAAAGTCGGAGGCGCTGGTTCCCGCTCGAACGCCGTTGACGGCATCATCAACAATGGATTGGAATTCCACAACCGTTAGCGCAACGACGCCGACCGGAGCTTGGCGCGACCAGCCTTCTTCGATGCGTTTGGCGTACGGCGTGTTATTCATCAGGTAATGCACGGTGCCGGCCTTCGCCGCAGCAATGACACTCGCATGTGCAGCCAGCGTTGCCGATCCGTCTTTGTCGAGTATCCCGGATTCTCCGGTGGCGGGCGAGCCCTCCGAGAGCATCCAGGAACCGCGGAACCTGCCGCCAGTGTAGCCTTTTGGTGCCGGGTTTTGCCAGTACGACGCATCACCAACAGGCGACCTTGCGACCAGCTTCGCATCGAGCTTTCCCAAGGTGGCACGGACCACTTTGTCGGCATCGGATTTCGTCCTTTCGATGAACTCCGCGATCTGCAGCGAGAATGATTTGCTCATGCCCGCACGACCAGTGTGTACATGACCGGGACGCCGCCGGGCTGTAAGGCGTCCACGTTCTTGATCGAGTAGAGCTTCGCCCCGACAAGCGCTGTGTCGTCAACGCGCGGCTCCGGTAGGGCCCCACCTTCTGCTGCTAGCACCGAGACAAGCAGCTTCTGGTCGCCTATCTGGATCAGGGTTCCACTGATGTTGCCGATGCCAAGATCGCGCGCAGTCACGGAAGTCTGGATGCCCCACGCCGAGGTGACGACAGGGGCGGGCGTGACGACTTCGCCATTCACATAGGTGCCGGGCAGCGTGCGGGTGAAGGTGAACAATTGACCGTCTGCACGAAATGCTGCATCGGCGTCGCTGGCGTCTTGGGCGTAGTCGCTAATGCTTCCAGTTCCAGGGCGTCGATGCCCATGCCACAGGTATTATCGAGCGCGCATGCGACTTCCACCGCTTCCCGCGCTGACTTACCCAGATACATCGCGGCGAGCGCGTAATCGCGGCCGGCGC